CAGCGCTTCAGGTCAACGTACAGGCCAGCGTCCTCTACGGCGTCTGACTTCAGGCGGAACCACTCGGTGTCGCCCACTTGGTCGCCAGCGGCGGTGTAGGCCGTCAGGCCCCATACCTGCCACTCGGGTGACCACCAGACCTCCATTCGGTCCCAGCTCTCTGCGTACTCAACCTTGCCCATAACTGTATACTCCGTGTTTACAGGTACATGACGGTCTAAACCTCTAACTTATTCCAAATTTTTTTAATTAATTTTCTCTTCCTTACGCTAATAACGCGAATCAAAATTAAGCCATTGATAACTCGCCAAATTTCCCCCTTGCGAGCGTAACAAGGCAGGGTGGGTGGTACGTGGTGGAGGCAGGCGGTCGGCACGGGATGGTCGGGTCCGTCACGCTGCTGTCTGGGGTCATATTAGGCCACTGACACCCCAAAAGTGTGAACTGGTTCACAAAAAGGGGGGTTAGGTACAGTCATTATTGAAACTTACTTGTAAGGAAGAGGAAACGCTGACCAGTTAGGCCGCTGCCAAGCGAGCCGGTCACGTTAAGCCTCTCGCAATACGGTCCGTGCGTTCACGGCCCATACTATCTATATGCTGCCCACACCCGTGAGGCGGCATGGCCACAATTCTATCTTAGGAGCACGGATGCCCTCATCGCCTCAGAGACAGTCTCGCCTGTACACCGTACGAGAGCACTGCACGGTCCAGCTGAAGATGCTGCAGGACGAGGTGAACCTCATGGTCGATAACCCCATGATGATCCCGGGCAACGAGAACGGCCTCTTTGACCGTATCGAGGACAAGCTGGCAGAGATGCACGACTACATGGGCATACTGACCGTGCTAGACACCTACTTTGAAGAGTGAGCATTCAATCGCGCTGGCACTAGTTAGCTTCGCTAACATAAGCATAGCTTTGGCGTGCCTGCTTCTGCTCATATACCCACAGGTGGCACACGGTGAGGTCAGGCAGTACCGGACCCCTATATTAGGCATCACGACAAGCGCCAATGGCTTCAACGGCTGCATGGTCAAGGTGGCGCCAGTCCCCAACACCCTTTACTGCACCAACCGCAGCGACCACACTTTCTTAACCCTAGATTGTGCAGGGCAGTGGGTGTCGAGGCCGGACGCAGCAAACAACCTGAAGATGGCACAGATCGCCATGCTAACGAATAAGCAGGTGAATGTGGTCGTGAATGACCGCTACACCATCGAGCCGCAGGGCTACTGTCTGGCTCAGCAACTAACAGTACTAAGGTAAAGGAATATCTATGAAGATCATAGCAATGAAGCCTCTGGCTTCACGGCGCCGAGCGAAGCTCGTCGTAATATCAATGGCTCTGGCCGTGCTCACAGGATGTGCATCGGCTGATCAGCGCATGGCAAGCCGCTCCGACTACCGCAGCAAGCAGGTAGCAGCCATCGCGGCACAGGCAGAGCAGGAGACAGCACGCCGTGCTGCAGACGCTCAGGCCAAGTCAGAGATGTGGCGGGCACTGTCCGACGCAATCGAGAGCAATCCAGATAGCGCATCACACTTCGCCATCGTGATGGCCGTGGCCGCAGCTCGTGGCTCGGTGGACGATGGTAAGAGCCCGGCTACCGCAACGCTCAAGACAGAGCGAGAGGTACTCGCAATCGACTACGTGAAGGCTTTGGCGCCTTCACTCATCGGCACACTGGGTAATGTCGGCACAGCAGCTATCCTAGCCGATCAGGCTAAAGAGAGTATCAAGGCCAACCGCGACGTTCGCATCGTCGAGGCAGGCGTAGAGGGCCGTGTGTACGACGTACTGGGCGCAGCGGTCAGCGGCAACGCATACGTGCCAGCAGACACGACAGACACCACAACACCAGACACCACGACAGACACCACGCCAGACACAACAACGCCGGCAGATGATGTGGTTGACCCGGCAGATGATGTGGTCGACCCCAGCGAGGACGTTGACGACACAGAGTCAGCACCACAGTTCGACTGCTCGACACCAGCGTTCTCACCCGTATCACCAGAGCGCGCAGCGGCGTGCCCGTGATGCGCGTATCAATAGAGGGGCCATCGTTCGGCGTGTTCAACGTCGAGAGATTCAAGCGGTATGGCCTGCTACTGGCATACCGGGTACACGACGCAGCGGCAGCTGTCATTGAGAGGCTGGAGGAGGATGGCGATGTCAAAGCAGAGCGATCCAAGCGTCGATAAGGGTATAGCCAGCAAGGTACGGGATGAGCTTCGGGATGCGTGCCCAAACGATATTTTGGAGGTCGGGCTCATCATCACCATACTCATTGCCATGAGTGGTGGTGCGTACACACTCTACCTCATGTACGAGCTAAGCAAGGTGTCAGGATGAGCGACGAACATAAGCCAGATGAATGCCCAGATGAGGTGTCATTCACTGCAGAAATCCCAGAAGAAATGGACCATAATAAGAATGTGGAGCAGGTGGACAGGAGTGCCTGCAGGGACGTCACAACGGGCCGCTTTACGAAGGGATGGAAGGGTGGAGGGCGACCCCAAGGGTCACGGGATCGCTTCTCTAAGCGCGTTCTGGACACTCTGGAGGCGTGTTGGGAGGCCAATGCTGACGAGATGCTGACGCAGCTGGCTGCCGAGAAGCCCGAAGTGATAATGGGAATGATTTCGCGTTTAATGCCACAGGCCGTGATCACCGAAGACCTGACGGGTGAGAAGGAAAAAGGTGAGGGTAATCAACAACCTATCACCATCCGCCTAGTCAATCAGGTACAGGACAATGCACTACCACACCACGATGAGCCTAGGTTAGTAGAGGGTGAGCTGGTAGATGATGAGGTAGACACACACCATATGCACTGATAGTTATGTGATACATGAATGAAACATAACTGACGTAAATATACATTTAAGGAAGTTAGAAGCGCACCAACAATCAATGACTTAGGGCTGCCTAGTGAATGAGAATCATTCGCATCTTCTAGGTGGGGTGGCACCTCAAGGATCGGGCCCTCTGGCGACCGGGTGGGGGCCTGCAGCATATTTCCACCCCTTTACTGTTGTTCTATATGACTATCTACAACCAGAGCCGATTATGGATAAAGACCTAGAGCTAATGCTATCGCCCAACAACCGGATGAGCCCGGAGGAGCGGGAGCGCCTGATGCGCATGATGGAGCAGATGCCCCCGAGGCCCGGCCTAGGCGGACTGCTGTTCCCTCCAAGGGAGCAATCCGGCAGCCCCAGATCCCCACAAGGCCCCACCTTTGAGGGCTCCCCTAGGTCTCCACAGGGGCCGCAGGGACCGGGGGCGCCTAGAGAGCCGTGGCCCAGCGAGGAGCAGTGGAGGGCGGGCACAAGGGACATGATAGACGCCATACGGAGGCTGAAGAAGGGGCTCAGATAGCCCTCCTCCATTACCCGAACTTAATTAACAGCCAAGGAGGGCCGTGAGTGAACATAGACATCCCAACGGCCTTTGCGCCACTTCTGGAGTCCCAGAAGCGGTACCGGATAGCGGTAGGCGGCAGGGGCAGCGGTAAGTCCATCACGGCGGCCACGATGTGCCTGCTGGAGTGCTATCAGGGAAAGCGCGTTCTGGCGTGTCGAGAGTTCCAGAGCAGTATTGCGGAGTCGTCCCACGCGCTGATGGCGTCTCTGGTTGACCAGATCGGGCTACCCGGATTCACGGTCACTAGGGACAGGATCACCCATACGAGTGGTGGCGAGATTATCTACCGTGGTCTGGCGAGGTCTCCAGAGACCCTGAAAAGTTTGGCCGGTATTTATTGCTGTTTTTTGGATGAGGCTCAAACGATTTCGGACGAGTCGCTGCGCATCCTGACCCCCACGATACGGGAGCCCGGGAGCTACTTCATCATGACGGCCAACCCCAGATCCAGCGGGGACGCATTTAGCGTCAGGTTCCTGAATGAGCATATGTCGAAGCTCAGGACCGACAAGATCGCCGAGGACGAGATGTCCACCATCGTCAAGGTTGACTGGGATGCGAATCCCTTCATACCGGCAGAATTGATCGCCGAGAAGGAAAACGACAGAAAGACGATGACCCCGGAGTTGTGGGCTCATGTGTGGCAGGGCGAGCACTACGATAGCGTAACCGACGCTCTGGTGGATGTTTCTTGGTTTGAGGCGGCGCTAGTTGCAGAAGAGAAATTCAAATATAGGCCCTCTGGGGCGAAGGTTCTCGGGTTTGACCCAGCGGACACGGGCCCAGATCCGGCGGGGCTGGCTGTACGCCACGGGGCGAAGGTACTGGACCTCGGATTGCGCCACGAGGGAAACGTCAGCGAGGCGTTTGAGTGGTCGCTGGAGTACCTCGATAGGTACCACTGCTCGAACTATGTATACGACGGCGATGGTCTGGGCCTTGGTCTGGCGCGTGAGGTTGAGCGTGCACTGGCTCCTCGCGACATACACTTTGAGGGCTTTCGTGGCGGCGCGACGCCGACAAATCCGTCGGCTATGTTTTCGGGCTTCAAGTCAAACAGAGATGCCTACTATAACCGCCGGGCGCAGGCTTATTGGGAGATAAGGGAACGGTTCTGGAAGACCTATCAGGCCGTTGAGGGCGAGTTCATGGACCCCGACGAGCTGATATTTTTGCCGAAGGAGCACCCCTTGATCGACCAGCTGCGCAGCGAGATATGCCGGATACCCACGGTGCCCAACCAGAACGGAAAAATTCAAATTATGCCGAAGGGCCAGATGGCAAAGCCGCCGCTGAACATCCCATCGCCGAACTTGGCCGACGCTCTTGTATATGCGTTCACGGTTGACGACTACATATCAGGCTCGTGGGGTAAGCCCATCGAGTACAAGGAAGCCTACATTTAATGTCAGACATGATTGAAGACCTAAAGGGCGTCATCGCATCTGAGATGGAGAACTCCGTCTCGGACGAGCTTGTGAGCAAGCGAAAGACCGCCATGAAGTACTACGAGGGCGAGCTGCCCGAGCGCCCCGAGACCGTGGGCCGCTCTGGCGTGGTGAGCACAGACGTCGCCGACAGCATCGAGTGGCTGATCCCGAATATTATTTCCTCTCTGACCGGCTCCAAGGCCGTGCGCTTCATGCCCATGAGCCAGATGGACGAGGAGCAGGCTAAATTGGAGGAGGAGATCACCGCCTTCGCCTTCAACGAGGACAACAACGGGTTCCTCGCGATGTACGAGGCCGTTAAAGACGCCCTGATGGTGGGCGTTGGCGTGATGAAGATCTATTTTGATGACACGCCAGAGAGGACCGTCGAGAATTACAGCGGGCTGGACGAGAACCAGCTGCAGGCCCTATTGGGCGACCCCATGGTCGAAATTTCAGAGATCACGCGCTCCGAGACAGAGGGCACCGGGGTCACGGCGTCCAGAATCGTCCGGCAGGGCAAGGTCCGGATCGAGGCCGTGCCGTGCTCAGAGTTCCGTATCAATGACGACGCGGACAGCCTAGACATCCAAGAGGCCCGATTCTGTGCCCACACCGTCCGCCGCTCGGCCTCCGAGCTGCTGGCGTCTGGCTACGACCCCGAGCTGATCGAGTCCGCGCAGCAGACCTATCTGGACCGCGAGGTCGGCGATTACACGCTGCCCTCATCCCTTGATGAGAGCCAGAAGCAGATCGTTGTCACCGAGGCCTTTATGCGCTTCGATATTAATGAGGACGGCATTTCTGAGTTGATCCGCGTCGTGTATACCGGCGAGAGCACCCCAGACGAGATCCTCGATATCACCGAGGTGCCGGCGTT